ATATTTCCTAAAAAACACCTTCTCCTGGAAATTAGCCTGTTCTTTTTCTTTTTGCTTTTGGGCTGCTAGAAGGGCGAGACCAGAGCTAATTGTCAAGTCAAACTTAGTCCTTTTATCTATCTTAAAGCCTATCCAATCCTCTAGCGTTTTATTGAAATACATCTTCCCGACCTCTCCGCTTTCGTGGTCTACACCAACATGTTCGTGGATGTATTTTTCTATGGACTGAGCGTGTGACTGAATGACATCCTGAGAGTTAGACGGTATCCCCTTTGTCTTTACGTTGACGTGTGAAGAGCTACTGAGCAAGTGTTTAGGGCGATCCATTAAGTAACCGTCGTAACCTCTTGACTCAAAGTATCTTACAATACCATACTTGTTGTTCTCTACAAGTAGCGGGTAGCCATAATAAAAAGCGCACATCAGAACGTCTTCGTAAAAGATGCTGGCAAGATCTGGGCGGGAGGCGTACTCCACCACAAACATATTTGGTGGGCGATTAAGACTGAACTTATTGTACATGTGTAGCGCCCCCTTCGACCCTCTTCCATCTACTGTAGCGTCTAAATCATAAGAGTCAACTCCACCGCAACCGTAATCTGTAAATGGAGCGGTTTTCTTACCTCTTTCTAGCTTTATTACATTTCTGTGCTCTGGGTCTGGCATCCAGCAAACCCTAAACCTTCCGTTAGGGGTGGGAGAAAACACGACCTCCTTATCCTTCTCCTTCCATGTGAAGTTGCCCACCACCACTGGATCTGGAAACAACTCTTCGTTGTGCTCTATCTGCTGATATATCTTTCCTATATTAAATAGGCTTCCCTCAATGCTGTCCCTGAATGCTTCGTCTTCAGTAAACGGGAACTGCCTGGTAACCTCGTTTAACTCTGAAGGGTTGTCCTTGAATGACCTACGCTCGTTTTTCAGATAGGTCTTACTGCCGATGTCAATAAAGTCTCCGTCGATTCCCTCTACCTCTTGCTCTGGATCCTCTATAACTGGATTCCCGTACAGGTCAAAGAATCCTTCAAGAGCGTCATAAGCTGGGATAAATATTCTGTACAGTCCTGATCTGGTTCTACCGTTGTTGTTTCTTTCGTTAGGGTCGGAATCATGCCACAAGCCTTTGTATTCGTTCCCTCCTTTATTCATGGGGTTTACGGTACTCCCGACAATAGCCTTTCCAACAATCTTTCTGCCAACGATTAAGCAGGTTCTCTCTATTCTCCAAGCCTCTCGTATATCCGTGGGCTTCTCCCATTTTCCAGCCTCATCGAGATACAGCATGTGCAGCTTCTCTCCGTCGTATGCGTTGTTCGTGGTGTTCTTCCAGTTGATCACCGTGTTGAGGGCGTCGCCCCTGAATGACGTCTTATTGTTTTTCGTGATTCGCTTCGAAGGCTCTCGGAAAGCTAGCTCCATGCGCGGGTTGGTAGTACCGTCCTGGATGGGCTTGAAGAAGAAGGGGTAACTGCGAAAAATCGCAACTACTTTCTTCATGAAGATGTTTTCCTGAGCGTCTTTACCAGTCTTCGACTGAATGCCAAGAAGCTTTTCTTTAACTTGGCTAGCTTCATCGACAAGTACAGCAGAGCATATATTGGTGTAACCAGAACGACGACACTTAGTATAAAGCTGACCAAAGCAACGAGGATCAATCTCGCAAGCAGCCATGTGGAGAAAGATTTCTCTTTGGAAAGCAAGGTATGATGGGTATCCGATATCAATTTTAGACCATTGTAAAAACATATAGTGCCTCCCTGTAATATACGTAGGCTCCCCATTGTTGTAAAACCACACACCGTCCCGCCTGCGCTTAAACTCTTCTTCGATATATAAACGAAACTTTGATCGAAACTCGGCAGGTTTTTCGAACCACTCATCCATACTTCGAATCCTCTGCAATTCTTCGGGCATAGGTAGGCGTCTCCACAACTGCAACGCCTTTGGTTGGTCATGGAAGAGTATCTCAGATCGCTTCGGTTTTTTTGGAAGTACAATAAATAACCCACTCGATTCGACGTGAGCTCCCTCCGTACCGTTAGGGTCGATCTTAATCCCTTTAGTTTCATAACCTTCTATGTCTAGTAGTACAGACATTTAATTTAATTAGTACACCCGACAGGACTCGAACCTGTGACCGTCTGCTTAGAAGGCAGATGCTCTATCCAGCTGAGCTACGGGTGCATATATTTATCTTTAAGTAACCAGCCGTATTGTCTTGATTATCAAAGTTATAGTCGTCCCAGTATATCAAACCGCTTGGGTTATTTTGAGAATCGTTCTGCGAATCCTCCTGAGTAGTCTTTTTCTTTTTCGATTGATCCATTGTCTTTTAGCTCTTTAACCATTTGTTCTAGACGCTGGCGCTCTACCAGCAGCTCCTTGCAGTCAATAGCTGTTTGTTTTATGGATTGCAATTCTGCTTTCCTGGCGGACCCACCAGCCTCTGGGTCAACAGGTTTCTTGACTTCCTCAATCATATTGTTGATGGCAACCTCCATGCTTTCCATCAGCCTCTTAGACGCGCTGATCGTAGTGAACTTAGACATCTTCCTGGATATCGTAAACGTAAATAGGGGTTTTCTCGCCTAAGTATGATCCAGCGATGTTATACTCGAAGTGTTCGATAGCGTCAGCTATATCCATCTCGTCTTCCTCGATGAGGATATCAATAATCTTCTGAACGCTGTAAACCGCCTTGGGCTCAACCCCATAAACAACCCCTATAACAGCTTCATCAAAGCCGTCAGCGACCAAACACTCCTCGTCCTCAAGGAGAGCCCAGGTTTCTTCTTTACTAAACATATTAGCCCTCTTTATAAAGTAAGTCTTCTATACGGGTTCTGTAGTACTCCTTCCCGTCTATCTTGATGCGATAGTCACGATTTTCTTTGAAGCCCACTACGTCTCCTACCTTCAGCCCTACTTCTTTAATCCCAGAAGACGTAAATGCGACTCTACCTCTTGTTGGGAGCGTCTCATTGAGTTTAACAACTTCGATAAACTCCGATTCTTGAACTTCCTCTTCTTCGACGGGTTCAAGAAGGCTCCAACCCGCAAGAGGCTCGATATCACCAGTATGCTGATCTTTAAAAGCAATAGCTTGATTATTGATAGCATGATCATGATTGTACTTGACAATGTAGTGATTATCGACTCCAGTAAGTGGCTGGCCTTCTTTGAGCACCACGAGGTGATGGAAGTAAAGCGTATCGCCAGGCTTGACGCCAGTTTCGTACTTGAAAGGTACAGCCACGACAGGACCTTCTGTAACTCTGTTTTCAAACTCATTGAATCTCGTGTCTATATATAGCTCTAATCCGCTATCGGTTGTGATTGTGTCGTTTATCGCTTTGTCTAACTCTACGATAAACAAGTCAAACGTTTTCATTAATTAAAAGTTTAAGTCGTATTCCAATACGCAGGACATTTCATCTATGCTCTTCCATAGCATGGTGCCGTCTTCGTTCTCAATGTAGATAAGATATCTTTGTTTTCCAAATTTATGAAGATGTCTATCATCTTCTACTATAGCAGACACCTCTCCAGTTCCTGCTCGCATTCCCACATAGTAGGCCATGCCGTTTTTAGGGTCTTTTCCGACCACAATCTTTCTAATAAGTCCTTCCATTAGTTCAAGGATATACCCAAGCTTCCAAGAAGATCTTCAAGGTCATCGTCCTCCTCGGAGTACGCATTATCCATAATGTTCTTTATGGTGTTGAGTTCTTGCCTGCTTTGAAGACTGAAGCTGTACATGGTTTTCATCTCGGTCTCTTCTTCACCAGCTTCGATTGCCTCTAAGTCTAGAACACCCACAACGATAGAGGCTAGAACTCGATCCTTCATGTCGAACTCATCTATTGTGTCCTCCATCTTCTTGACGAGAGAATACATTTCGGCAAAGAAGAGGGTGTCACTTGGGCTCATGTTGTAAATTCGTTTGTATCAAAGATACAACATAATAGAGATGCCTAAATCGACAGTGAAAAAAACGCGCATGTTTAGAGATTTCTCTAAGATGCCATCTAGGTTTGTTAAGCACAACTACTTAAAAAACTTGCGGAGCGCTACGAACGAGTTCCTGGAGGTAAACCCAGAGCTAACTAAATCGTACCTACAGCTTTTACTGTTCGTGTATGACTTAGAGTTCTTTACTATCTCTTGGCTAGCGGGGAGCTATGGGATGAACAGGAAAAACCTAGCGGACAGGATGATCTACCCTCTAGTTCTAGCGGGATACCTATATAAGCACTTCGATAAGCTTACTCCTTCTCAGAGTCTAGAGGATCACCTGTTCCGTGATGAAACAAAAATGAATTACAGAGTTCGCTATGCGCTGTCGCAGAAAGGTAGACTAGCGGTACAGCGTTTCTATAACTCACTTTAG